TTGGCGCACTCATGCAGGCAGGAGACGCCGGGGTTGAACTTGTCGTGCCACTCCCGCGCCTCCGGGCTGAACCACGCCTGCTTAAAAGATTGATCCTTAAATGATGCAATCCGCCCGTGGGCGCTGTAGGCAGTATTGTGACAGGCGTAGATATTCAGATCCGCCGCCGCAATGCAGACGGTCTGGGCGTAGAGGCAGCGGTGGAAGGGCCGGACGGGACTTTTGCCGGGGCTGTCCAGATCGTAGGTGCTGTTGACGGAGAAAGTGTCGTCGACAAGAGCCTGACACTCAGCCAACTGCTCGCGGACGCGCACAGCGATGTCCTTGTGGTAATCCCTGAATCCTTGCACATACACGGGTGAGAACCGGACATTTTCCACACCGCAATCCTTAAGCGTCCTGGCAAACGGAGTGATGCCCTCGTAGTTGTAGCGGGTGACAATGAAATTGACCCCCAGGTCGCACGTGGCGGTCTTGGCAGCAGCAAACTGCCGCATGTTTTTCAGCACGCCATCAAAGCTGGCCAGCGGAACGGCGCGGCTTTGTTGCATTTGCTCGGCACTGGTATAGTCTATTGAAACGCGGACCCACTTGGCCTGGGTGAGAATTTCCGCACGCTCTCCGGTCAGGAGCTGGCCGTTGGTGATGATCGAAAGATCAATCCCAGAGGACAGGGTGGACGTCATGGCTTGGCTGATGGCGGGGTGAAACAGCGGCTCCCCTCCCCCGGAAAACGTGACGGCCCGCACGTTTATTTCGCGCAGGTCGTCCATCAGCTCCATTAGCTTCCACGTGGGCATGACGTCCTGCTCCCTCATCTCCGTGTGCATGGCCGACTGCAGATGGAGATCCGGCCGGTCTTTGGGCCGGGTGGTACCGTCGGAATAAGTGCAGAATCGGCAGGCGTGGTTGCAACGGTTGGTTGGCTTGATGCGGACGTACACCGGAGCCGTCAGCGTGCTGGTTCGGAAGCTCTCCACCTTGTCAGGAAAGCTGAAGATTTTGTAATCGCTGTACTTGTTCTGCCGCATCAGATCAAGTCCTTGTGCTCGACGAGCATGGTGCTGCGGCCGCAATGCAGGGCCTCGTGCGCCTCAAAATAGGCGGGCGCAATTTGCTCATGCCAGGTCAGCCGCACCACTGGAAAATCCACCATCTGCCGGATGGCCTCGGTGAAGTCCTGCACGTGGGTGGGGCCGGTGTAGAGGGGCTTGTGCCGGTTGCCGACGACAACGCGCAGGATGGCGGCTGGCTGGAACTGCCTGCGGCTAATTTTCCTGGCCGCGCCCAAATGGTTCACAATGGCGTCCAGCGCGTTCAGGATAAAATCCATCCGCTCGATGAAAACGAGCGGCCGCAGGCCGGCCAGGGACATGCCTGTGGCCAGGCCGACCATGAGGTTTTCCGCCACCGGGGTCTCGACCAGCTGGTGATCCGGCACGTTTTTCAGCGTGCCCAAGGCCCGGCCGCCGATCTTTACGCCGTAGCCAATAAACCGGACGGCTTTGTCGGAGGAAAGATTCTCCATGGCCAAAGTCAGCTGGTCTTTATAAGCAGTCACAGCCAGCCGTCCTTCGCCAGCAGATGGATGGCATGGTGGACGCTGCGGGCCATGCGGCCGCCATGGGTAAGGACAACGTTTTCGTGATCTGCGCAGAGAATGATGGGCTTGTCGATATTGTGGACGTTCAGGCATGGCCAGCTGGGGCCGGTGCTGGTGCCCACGATGAGCTTGGCTTTTACAGACGCGGCGCCGATAAAGGTGACGTTGCGGTTTTCAAAATGCGGGCAGAGGCCGGTGGGCGCGGTGCTGTGGACGCGGTGGCCCTTAAGCAACAGCCGGGCAATGAGGTCGCGGAAGTCGTCGGGGTTAAAGTTTAGGAACTGTCCGGACAGACCCGGCGAGTTGATGACCAGCACGTCGCACTCCGGAGCCATCGGGATAAAGCTGTCCAGCGTGGGGTAATTGAGGAGCAGATCGGACACGGTGCGAATGGGGTTGGGAATACCCAAGCGGCCGGCCAGCTCCGCAAACCAAGTCATGTGAAACTTGGCAAAGTCCAGCCGGTCTGGGTGACGCTCCCACCATCCGCCGGAGTTGCGCCAGCTATCAATGCTGCCTGGCGGGGCCTCCTCGAGGGCACGGATCCGGAGGCGGGTGGAGATGTCTGACCGCATGGCGTCGATTTCCTCAAACCGGCAAAGCTGCGGATTGTGGTAGTGAGTGACCTCCAAAGATGGGTCAGCCAAGCAAGCACGGCGCAGAAAGTTTAATTGAACGAGGTTGTCGCCCAGCCGAAGGGCGTTGTGCGTATGGATCATCAGGCTCCAGGGTTACGCGCCTCAAAAATCTTTTTTCCTGTCTCGTAATTGGTGGTGGAGTTGTGCCGTAAAAACTCCTCGTCCGCCTTCTGCCCGGTAAACATCGGGTTGTTATGGGTAAAGACAACGTCGCGAGCCTCGATGACGCACTTGTCCGCATAGGCTCTAAAAGTAAACTCGTTATCGGAATAGATGCCGCTTGATGCGTCGTAATCAGGCGCAAACAGGTAGCCCTGTTTTTTCAGTCGGTTGCGCGTTAAAATCGCCATGCACAGTAACTGGTCCTTGCGGTGTCCGTCGCTGACGGCCAGCACGCTTTCCCGCGTGGTGTCGCCCATGCGTTCCAAGAGGATCCGGTCCCACCAAAGCGGAGGATCCCAGTCGTCGGATCCCTGCACAATAATCTCTCCCCTGGCTTGGTCGGCTGCCCGGTTCCATGCGGCCACGCATCCGCCCTTGCCCTTGACCGGCGCCCAGGCTTTGAGGATATCGGCCTTTGGGTCGTCGTCGTCGCAGCTGAAAATCCACTCCACGCTGGCTGGATCAGCCGCTTTTTTCATCCAAAGGATGCGGGCGTTAAGGGCCTCCTGCGGCCTTGCGCGGGTGGCGTGGCAGATGGAGATGCGGATGGGCTTCAGCTTCCGCCATTGACTCTCAATCTTGTCGGCCTCGGCGTGGTCGCCCACGGCGCGGGCGGCGGCAATGTAGAGGTCAATGCACTCAAAATCATAAATGGCGCGCTGCGCGTTCCACTGCGTTACTCCGGGATCTGGAAGCACCATGGCGCTTTTGAGCAGGTAGTACGCAGCGCCCCACTTGCCTGCGCTTGCCTCCTCCCGTGCCATATAAAACACAGCCTCTCGCCTAGACGGGCTGGCCTGATGGGCTCTCGCAAAGACGGCCATGCGCTGGTCGCGGTCGGGCAACGCTTGGCCGTAGTTGCACCAAGATTCGTAGCGGAGAGTCGGTTCCTGATTAGGCCAAAGAGCGGATACGTTGGACCAAGCCACGGACTGATTGCGCTTGCCAGAAAGAAAAAGTTCCTGCTGCAGGTAATAGGCGTATTTGCCGGCCTCAACCAGTTCCCCCTCCAGGATGCGTATGTTGCGATCCGCAGATCCGGCCTTGTAGCCATCCGGATGGTGTTCGACCCAGCTGGCTTGCTCGGCGCGCACTTCGTATCCCGGCAATGGCAAAAGCGCCTCGTGAACGGCGTAATGCCAGCGGCCGGCCCAGCCACCACTTGGCAGGCGCTTAACCAGGCGTTCCCGGACGGGGGTCAGCTTGGCGTTAGTGACGTTGTAAACGGCTGCCCATATTCCGACCTTTTCTGAGCTTAAAAGCTCGCTGGCGGCGGTTTTAAGCGCGTTTTTGAGCCCTTGGGCAGGCAGGTCGTCCGCATCCACCCACATCGCCACATCCCCGGTGCAGGCGTCTAGGGCGGTATTGCGGGCGTTTCCAAAATGATCCACGTGGGGCCAGTCTTTTTTTCCGTGACCATTTTGATAGTGAACAATGGTTGCGTCCTTTTCTTTGGCTATTTCCTCCGTGCCATCATCGGGTGCACCACCGCGTGCAATGCAAACAACCAGTTCGTCGCACATGGGGCCAAAGGCATTTAAACAACGACCAATGTATTTTGCTTCCTGGCCGGCGATCAAATAAATGGAAATTTTAGGATCTCTGGACATGGCTTTTAGGGCTCTCGCAATCCGATGACGTAACAGCTCGGACCCGTGTCGATGCTGACAATACGATAAGTAACTGAATTAAACTGACCGGTGGATCCGATGGCCGGGACAGCCGCAATCTGATCCAAATCAACGGTAAATGTGGCGTTTAGGTCCAGATCGTATCCGTGAAGCTCAAGATTCTCTCGGCGGGTGATGGTGGATAGAACTCCGGTGACGGAGGTGGATCCAATGGTTGCGGTAGTTCCGAACTGCTCGCAGGCGACCGCAAACGCGTCCTTCAAGCACTCAGTAAACTCGGACATAAAAGGATTTCAAAAGAGGAAGGGCGGCGGACTGATTGCTCAATCCGCCGCCCCGCCGATGAGTTTAGGCTCCGTTAATCCGGACCAGGCTGGAGGTTTCCCCACGCGCCACGCCGTAGATCAGGGCCAGGGTGCGCTGCAACACTCCGGTCTGGATGTTGTAGACCTCGCGGCTCTGAATCGTTAAGCCGGTCTTGGGCTCGGTCACGTTCTCGATTGTGCCGGGCAGGGTCACGTTCTGCGGAATTTCCGGAACGCGGCTGGCAATCAGGAGAGCTTCGCGCTGGGCAAAGAATCCGCCGAGGGTGATGCTGTTGGACGGCACGCTGGGGTACATGTTGATGTTAAACCCGGCGACTGCGCCCAGGCCGGCGTTGCGGACGGCTTCACCGCTGATCTGCGGGTTGGCCACCACGTTGCTGTCCTTGAGCAGGCTGCCAAAGAAGGCGGGCGCCAAAACCGCGTAGCGGTCGTTGGCGGGCACCTTGTTGTTGTTGAGAACTTGGCCGGCCGATACCGCCCAGCTGTAGTTGAACGAGGTCGAGGAGACGGTGATCGCCGAGCCGTAGCTTGTGGTAACCAGAGCAAGCAGGTCGCCGACCATCTGCAAGCCGAGCGCGTTGGCGGCCGCACCGGCAAAACGCTCAATGAGGTTGACCTGGCTGGTGGAGCGCTCTTGATCGTCCACGGAGTAGGTCACGTGCTTGAATTTGTTGAGGGTGATGCCCGCATCCGTCTGCGTGGCTGCCGTGGCCACATAGCCGTTGGCTTGGCTGTAATCCTGCGCGGTTAGCGCAGAGAGCCGGTGCGTATAGACGGTGGCGTTGTATTTTGCCGCTTCGGGGGAAAAATCCGTCACCGCGTTGCGGATAAAGCTGTAGTCCTCAACGAGGATTTCCAGCGCCCGCTGCGCGATAATATTTGCATTTGTCGTTCCGAGTGTGTTTGCCATTTGGGTATCCTCCGGGCCTTACAGGCCCAGTTTGCGGAGCAGGGTGGTACGCTTAAGCGGGTCCTTCTCCTCGTTGAATTGTTTAAGGATCTCGGTGCGGGACAGACGGCTGTCCGCGTGTTTGGCCGGGACTGGCGCAGCACCAGCTGCGTCTTTCTCGACCCTTGAAAGGGTGGTCGTTTCCGTCTTGGCGGCGGCCTCGACAACAGCAGGAGCCGGCATCTCGGATGAATCGCTGGCGGCGTCCTCTGCCTCGTCTTTTTTTAGGTAAGCAAGAACTTCCGTCAGCATGGCGGCCACGTCGGCCAAGGTGGGCTCGGCGGCCTTGGTCTTAACGGCAGAAGCCGGAGCTGCAGGCGCCTCGGCCAAGGCCACGGGAGCAACGGCGGGAGCGGGAGCGGGTTCGGGTTCGGGCTCGGCCACCGGAGCGGCGGCGTTTAGTTCAACTTTCTCGGCCTTGGTTTCGATCATGGCTTTTTGAAACGTGTCAACTGACAGCGCGGAAAAGCTGCTAAACATGCCGGCGGGATTTGCCGCAGGCTGAGTGACCACGGAGACATCGTAAATCTCGGTAACGCGGGCAAAGCTCTGCCCTGCGCAAGCCTCGGGCACTCCGGAAAAGGTCAGACTGAGTCCGAACTGGTCGGGCATCAGGTTGGCCAAGTTGGCCACGTAGTCGGCCTTGTCGCTGTTAAGCAGGGTCAGATCTCCAAGAAGGCGGCCGCCCTCAATCCGGAAGTTTTCGACATAGCCAAGGATGTCCATGACCTGCTGGGCGCCATGACCGTTGGTGACCTTTATACGGCCCATGGATTGAGCGACGGCCAGAGCCTGTTGCAGGCTGGTTTCGTCGATTAAAAGATTGTGACCCTTGGCCTCGCCGGCCGTGAGGATGGAGACGTTTTTGAGCTTGGTGGCCATACGGGCCGCCCAGCGTCAACTACGCCTTCTTCTTTTTGGCGGGCTTGTTTTTTAGGCCAATGGCCTTGGCCACCATGTCGGCCTCTTTTTCGGAAAGGGTAAAATCCGGCTCGTCCTTCATAATAAACGCTTCGGTCTTGGGCGGGATGATTTCCACCTGGGACTGCATGGCGGCGGATTCGGTGATGGTGGCGGCCAGGTGCTGCAGCTCTGCCTTGAGCTCCTCGGGCGTCTCCGGTCCGGCGGGCGTCTGCACTGGTTCCAAAACAGGCGTCTGTTCAGGCAGTGTTTCCTGAGTAGGTGCTGGGGCTGGAGGGTTAAGGCTGGCGATGAACTTTTTCTCCCGGTCCATCTGCTCCATCTGTTCCTGCCAATCAAGTCCCAGCTCGCCAAAATAGTCAGCCAGAGTGGAAAGACCGGCTTTGTAATCCTCTCGGGCCTGCTGGGCCTCGCGGCCTGCGTCAACGGTAAGGCTCTTGGGCGTTTGCCAAGATACGCGGTCGTAATCCTCGACAGCCGGCAGGTCCCCGGAAGCAATAGCGCGGGCAATGAAGTAACGCCAAGCGCGTGAGCAAAATCGGTCAATCAGCAGGCGTTGTCTCTGCTCAAAACGCCTCTGGGCTTTGGCGACTACAAACCGCATGCCGGCCCCGCCGACAGAGGCGGGATCGTAGACAAACTCTGGCGGAAGATTAAGCCCTAGCGCGATGTCGCGTATCAAAAATTTCGCAAATGGCTCAAAGCTGGACCCCGGCCTTGAGGGCGTAAGGTTTTCAATTTTTTCCCCTGGGGCTAGTCGCGGGATGTTGGCTGAGCTGGTGATCTCCTCGCGGGCAACGTCGTTGGTGGAATCGCGCTCCTGAATCTTTCCAAAAAATCCGCCGGTGTTGGCGATCGCATCTCCATCCAAGCTGACGATGACGGCGGCGATTGAGCTTTGAACTTTCAATGCGTCTTTTTCAAACTCAGTCACAAGTTTTAGGTCGCGGAGGTGATTGAGGGCGCGAGCCAACGCGGATGCTCCACGGATCTGATCTGGCCGCTCCAGCTCCATGAGGTGGACGACGAGCTCGGCGGGGATCTTTCGGTACTGGTCGTTGGTCTCGACGAGGTAGGCGGTGGGCTCGCCGAGTTTGCCAAGAAAAACGCCGTCGGTTGTGCCGTAGTCGTCCCCCTCGCAAACGCGGTGCCCCTCGACAACCTGAAGTTTTCCAGAATCCGTCATCACGACAAACACGTCCCCGTCCACGTCAATGGATCTGGACAGCGCCATTAAAAGATCTGTCCAGGTCATGCGTCCGGTAACCTCCGGAGAAGGAGCAATAATGTCTCGCCAATAGGTCTCGGCTAACTTGCCAAACTCCACGTTGGCTCCGCGATATTGCGGCCGCAAACCCGATCCAACGGAATATGTGGCGATTGAATCAACGGCCCCCTTAACCAATCCAATATTACGGTACATGTGCCTAGCCAGCTTTAGCAGCTCGGTCCGGGTAGATTCGGTCAGGTCGATCCGCGAGTCCCTGGCGTGTGCTCCGTAAATAATGGGCCGTTTGCGGGAAAACCCCGCGCCCTCATAGGGCTGAAACGTGGCTATGCCAGCACCATACCCGGCGGCAAACGCCTTCACGCCTGCGCCAATTCGTTGCACCAAGGAAACGGGTTTAGGCGTCATAGATGTTTGTAAATGAGCCGCTGGTTCTGGACACTCGGTTTCCCTGCAGGAAATCAATGGCGGCTTGAAACAGGGTGACGCGCTCGGTGGGCTTCATGTCGATGACAAAGCTTGCTGATTGCCCTCCTGCAGAACTGCCCACCACGGAGCGGCCGGAATCGACGCCGGACATGGCGGAATCGCGCATGGATTCAAGGGCAACAATGGCCGAGGCCGTGACCCCAGAGGCTTGCTTTAGCTCGTTCAGGGCAACAGCCCGCGCTAATTCGCGGGTATAGGCGGCCATCGAAGGGACTGGACAGTGTCAACGGAGGGGGTAGGTTAATTGTATGAAGATGACGGACATTACGGTTCCGGTGCTGGAAACGGTCGGGGACTTTTTTTCCAATGACTGGGCCTACGTGGGTGGTACCGGGTTGCTGGTGGTTTTGTTAATTGTATGGGCCTTGATGCAAGTAAGCGGCTGGGGCAACGCGTTGAAGATGAAAAAAGAGGGTGACGTGGAGCTAAGGCAGGCCGAGCTGGAAATCCAGCAGCAGATTTTAAAACGTTTGAACGATCAAAGCATCAGCGAGCAGGAGCGGTCGGTGCTCCTTCAGCAGTTGTCCCGTCCTGGCCGGAACTAGCCTCAAGCGCGCCGGTCGGCGCGATGATTTTTCCATACACCGCCCAGCCGGCCAAGTAGGTCTCGCAGTCGTAAAGGTGGTCCTGTCTCTGTTTTATCCGCACCCATTCGTAAAGATCGCGACCAGTTTTGCGGTTTATCCTGTGAACTTTTTTGTGGCTGTTCATGTGCTCCCGGTATTGCGGGCTCACGTCGTGGGCAATTTCCCAAAGAGGCCCCTGCCCTCGCCGCAGCCACGCCAGAAGATCCTGGCACCCGGGCGAACTTAAAAGGATTAACATGCAGCCGGCGTCGGTCGGCTGCGGGGCGCTGTGCACGGACTTCATGCGGCCGCGCGGCGTCTCGACCCAGTAGTTGGCCCGCTCCTCTCCCTTGATTGCCGTCCATTTATAGCGGGCGCAGATTCGGTAAGAGTCCTGCGTCTCGTAGCCTGAGTCCATGCAGACGTGCTCTGGCCGGACGCCCTGTGCTTCCAGGTGGTGCGCCACGTCCTCAATCGTCCGCGCTTGGCCCTCGTCCCACAGGCGGCTGGTTCCATCCTTGGCAAAGGCACGGATGGCGAACCAGTAACCGTCGATCTGGCGGTCAATCGCCGCAAGTTTTAGGTGCTCGACCGGCCACTCCTGCCGCTTGGCAAAAGCCCCGGCCGGGATCTCGACACTGGCGTCGTCGTCGAACTGGTCGTCCCAAGGCTGGGCGGCCCACCCGTTAACCCACCCCTGCAGGCCGTGCAGGTAGTGTTTTTCCGTCAGGAATTTTTTGCAGACATCGGCAAACGTCACGGTCGGGCTGTACCAGCTGGGCAGCCGCATGGATCGCCGACCTGTCTCGGCATTTGCGTTGGATGCTACCCACCGGCCTTGTTCCACGGCCTTGCGGCGGTGATTTTCGGTCCATGTGGCCTGGCATTTTTCGCATTCGTAGCGTGCAGACTCGGCCACCCTTTTAATGTCCCACTTGCCGTCGGGCAAGCGGGCGTCCTGATCCCAGCGCATCTGGGAAAACTCCATGGCCTGCATGTGTCCGCAAGAGTGGCACGGCACATGGTAAAGCTCTTGCGTTCCAGCCAGATAGTTCTGCCAAATGTCCCCAGTGGCCACGGTCGGGGTGCTGGTTAGGACGTGCTTTCGCTGCGGGAAAGATTTAGTCCGCTCTAAAGCCAGGCTGTAGGCGCTGGCGTTCTTGTCGTCGGCTGGCGCAAAGGAATCCAATTCGTCCAAAACGGCGCAGCAAATTGGGCGTGAGCTAAGGTTGCTGGGCGAGTTACTGCCGACTAGGCTCAGGGTCATGGTCAAAAATTGCATCTCCAGATTCTTGTAGTCGTCGCTGTCTCTTGGGAAAACCGCCCGGACGGGCTTACACTTTTCAAAAATCGGGGTTAGCCGGGTCTCGCTGTAGCTCCGGGCCAAGTCGGCGTTGGGCATGACGAGCAGGGCTGGGGCTGGATCGTTTGCGATTCGATAAGCAAGCCAAACCGCTAAGGTCAAGGTCTTCCCGGTTTGGCTTCCCCAGCACAGGGTCACGGTGTGAACGCCCGGATCCGCAAGAGCCTCCAGCACCCCCCGCACATAAGGCGTGTACGTAGTAGCGTAAAGACCTGGACGTGCGGTCAGGCGCCCATCCAAATAAATGTTTTTCTCGGCCCACTCGATGACGCTAGGCGGCTTTTCGTAGTGCCACCGCGCCCGAGCCATCCGGCGCAGCTCCTGCTGGGCCTTGGTCACAGCGCGGCCTCGACCTGCCGCATCACTTGCCCAACCTCCGCCTCAATCTCAGCCTCGACCTCTAGTGGCGGCCGGTTTCCGCAGATAGGCGCCAGCCGCTTGGCCATACCTTTTAGCAGTGGGATTAGGGCGTTGTCCCGGGCTGCCAGGATTTTGTTGGCCTCGTCCACTGGCACCATAGTGCCCTCCGCTTGGTCAATCTCGGGGCGGTCTCCCTTCATGCGCCGAAGCGCCTCAACCACCTTGGTGTAGTTGGTAATTAGCTCCGATCTGTCGTCACGGGTGCCGTCTTTGGCGCTTTCCCCAAGGCTGGCGGCTAGGTCTTCAAGTCTTTTGATTTCAACATCTAGGCCGCCGCCTTGCGCCCGGGCAAATGGCTGGGCCTGCACCCGCCCGCGCTGGCGGTAAACGGTTCGGCGGGAGGCGCCCGTGGCGGCCATTGCCCTAGCCACGTCATGGTTTTTGGATCTGCCCATGGCACTCTAATGTTTTACAATTTTACACGAAAAAACGACGCAGGTCTTGGACCA